ACATCTTTCAAAAATTAGAGAAAAAACAAAAGCTTGGCATAAAAGTGCTGAAGGGCGCGAATGGCATCGTAAAAATGCTTTTACAAGTTTTAAAGCTCCAAATGCTCCAAAACCATATAGCAAAAGTCACTATGTTGGACTTTGCGAATGGTGTGGATCAAAGTTTGAAGCAAAAAGCCCCAAAAAAATTATGTGTTCAAGCTCATGTTCCGATAAAAAAAATAGATTCTTGCGAGGTTCTAGCCATAAATGCCATGAATATTACGCGGCAAGTTTACAACTTGACCGTTGAAGGTGAGCATTGTTACTATGCAAATGGAATTTTAACGCATAATTGCGACACTGTCAGCTCTGCATTGCGATTCTTGAGAAAAGCGGGTATGATGGAACGTGCGGAAGAAGTGCAGCAAAGCTACGAAGATTTAATGCGTCGGCCAACCACACAACCCGCGCCATTGTATTCGGTTTAAGGATTAAACTATGCCACTCGTTCCGTCTCACATTCGTCTCATGCCGCAATCAGAGGAATCACCTTCATTCGACAGTGAAGACGTGGCAATCGAAAACGAAGATGAATCCGACGGCAAGACATACGATGACAAGGGCAATGTTATAACCATCGAATTTCCAGATGGATCAATCTCATTGTCACTGGATGGATCCCCCCTGGAAAGCGCTGGTAAACCAAACCGTAAAGACTGGTTTGACAATCTGGTCGATGAAGTGGACGAGAGGGAACTGTCCCGAATTTCAGAAGATTTGCTTAAGGGAATAAATGACGACCTCGAAAGCCGTAAAGAATGGATTGACGACAGAGCGCTTGGAATCAAGTTACTTGGACTCAAGATTGAAATCCCAGGACTGGGATCAGTTGCAGATGGCGCTCCCGTCGAAGGAATGTCCAAGGTTCGGCACCCTTTGCTTCTCGAAGCTGTGCTCAGGTTCCAAGCGAACGCCCGATCCGAAATGCTACCTACAGATGGGCCAGTAAAGATTCGTGAGGACAATAACAATGCTACCCTCGACTCTGACCAACTCGCCAATGATCTTGAAAACGACATTAACCACTATCTCACTAGCACCGCGAAGGAATACTACCCCGATACGGATAGAATGCTATTCATGTTGGGCTTTGGTGGGACGTCATTCAAAAAAGTATATTTCTGCCCATTACGCAATCGTCCCGTCTCAGAATCCGTCGATGCAGACGACCTCATTGTCAACAATTCAGCCACAGACCTGACAAACGCTCGCCGCGTAACTCACCGTATTTCAATGCGGTCATCGACTGTTAAACGGATGCAGATTCTTGGCGTTTACCGTGATACGGAATTATCCACGCCGAAGATGATTAACTTCGATGCGGCGCAGCGTGAAAAAGCCTCGCAGCAGGGCGTTATTCTTGACGTAATAAATCCAGATGACCGCAACCGCGAAATCTTTGAGTGCTACTGCGAGTTGGATATTCAGGGCTTCGAGCATAGGCGCAAGGGCAAAGAATCCGGCTTGGAAATCCCATACCGCATAACCATTGACGCAACTAGCCGACAAATCCTGTCCATTGTGCGTAATTACGATGAGGATACAAAAGAACTCCCCGTAGCGCGGTCGAACTTCGTCAAATACACGTTTGTCCCTGGAATGGGCTTCTATGACATCGGCTTGCTGCACATCCTTGGTAATACAACCAACGCCATAACTGCCGCTTGGCGAGAAATGCTTGATTCCGGCATGTACGCCAATTTCCCTGGCTTCCTTTATGCGGATTCGGGCGCACGTCAAAACACCAACATCTTTCGTGTTCCTCCAGGCGGTGGAGCATTGATTAAAACAGGCGGATTGCCAATCCAACAAGCCATTATGCCGTTGCCGTACAAGGATGTTGGGCCAGGACTTATGTCGCTGGTGCAAAACATGGCTGATACGGGTCAGCGCCTTGGCGGCACGTCAGAGCAGGCCGTTGGCGAGGGCAGGTCTGATGCGCCGGTTGGCACAACGTTAGCGCTGATTGATCAAGCCACAAAGGTCATGAACTCGGTGCATAAGCGGATGCATGCGGCTCAGGCTGAAGAATTTGAATTGCTTGTACGCTGCTTTAAAGAAAATCCTGAATCGTTCTGGCAGCAAAACCGCCGCCCAGCCCGCAAATGGGATCAGGAAACGTTTGTTCGCGCTCTTGGTCAAGTTGATCTGGTGCCACAGGCTGACCCCAACACCGCCAGCCAAACACAGCGCATTATGAAGATTATTGCCCTGAAGCAAATACAGGCGCAAAACCCGTCGCTGTATGATCCGATTGCGATTGACACAGCATCGTTGAAAGCTATTGGCTGGAGCAATCCAGAACAATTTATGATTCCGGCTTCTGCTCAGGGCGCTCCACCGCCTGAATTGCAAAAGCAAATGGCTGAAATGCAGATCAAAAAGCAGGACAGTGACACGAAGGCAAAACTTGCCGATGGGAAGTTGCAGCTTGATCAGGCTAAAGTTAAAATTGATGCAATGAAAATGCAGCAAGGCGGGTTGGTTGGCGGGCAATCTGAAAAGTCAGACCATGATAAAGTTATGGATCACCATGCTTCGATTATTTCCGAACAGGAACTTGAGATCAAAAAGCAGTTGGCGGATGCAAAGTTGCTGGACAGTAAAACCAAAGTGGCGCAACTTGGTTCTGCGATGAAAAAAGACGCTATGGACAATATGGTTGATCAGCAGGAAATGCTTGCAAAGCAGCGCATTCAAATGATTGACCTAGCGCAAAATATCGCTGTGCATCCTGAATCCGAACAGGTTGTCAAACATTTGCTTGGCAACGTGGTTCCGGCTATAACTGGTGTTAAGGCTCCGGCAGAACCCGCTTTGAGGCCAATTATTGATGAGAGAGAACCTAATCAATGAGCAACGTCCTGCACACCGCCCGCAATATCAAGCCGATTAAGGTCGCTCTAGCAAGTGGTGGAACTCCAAGTCCAGAGCGCCAAGCATTTAATGCGGCGTTTGCGTTGGCTCGTGCGAAGTATCTGGCGGGGCAGGGTCCGTCCACGTTTCCGTATAAGGGCGCGCTGTATGGCGTTGATGTTGCGAATAAGCCAATGCTGCAAGGCCGTGTAGGTCAGCCCGCTAATGTTCCTGTCCCTCAGGCTCGCCCAGATGATCTTGGTCAATCTTTTTCCGCCCCTACAGAGGATCATGCAGCGCCAATGCAACAGCCTAACAACTGGGGCGCATCGGGCTTTGGCGGCGATAAGGATGTATCACCCGCGCCGCAATCGCCAATGGCTACACAACAGGCAAGACCGCAAGTTGGAGATAATGCTACGCCATTAGTTAAGGGAAGTTTATTGCAGAGGGCTAAAATGCACTATGATTATTTAATGTCCATCGGCGCAACGCCAAACGAAGCCACAATGTTGACTAGTGCCGCCGCAGCAGAAAGCGGATTTAATCCTAATCTTATTCACGATAGTGGCAACGGATACGGCATGTATGGCCACAATCTTGGCCGCCTTGATATGCGTGGAATGAGTGCTCAAGAACAAGCTGCGGCGGCATTGGATGAATTGCGCAACCGCCCTGAAGGCAAGCTGGTTAATAGCACCAATGACCCGACACAATTAACTATTGCTCAAATGCGGTATGAGCGTCCTAAGGGTTGGACGCCACAGGCTCCGCAAAACGGTTCTCAGTGGGGAAACCGTTTGGCATTTACCAAGCAATTTAGTGGTTTTGGACAATATGCTGATGCCACAAACAATGTGGGGCAAACGCCTTTTTATGGTAATGCACAGCCAAATTCGGCCAATAAAAATTCAAAAAACCCATTTGTTATTGGCGATTCAATTGCTAAGGGGGTTCTTAATCAACTTGGGCCATCGGCACGAGGAGATGCAACAGTTGGTTTAAGACCCGATCAAATATTAAAAAAAATTCAATCTATGACACCCGCTGACTTCGGCACTGGCCCAATTATATTATCAACTGGCTCATCAAATGACCCAAAAAATACTTCAACGGCGATTCGTCAAATTAAAGCAATTACTGATCTTGGCATACCTGCTTCAAATATTAAAATATTAGGTGTTGGTAACCGAGACGATTTTAACAATCTGAATGTGAATGGCCTATTATCAAACATTGCCCAAAAAACTGGCGCTTCTTTTATGGGACCGCTGGACCCTAAAAATTTATCTTCAGATCAAGTGCACCCAATAAAATATGGACCTTTAGTTGAAGCAATTCTTCCGCAGTTTACAACGCCGCCAACTTCGGCAAATGTGCCAACACCTTTTTATGGTGATTTGCCACCAACTCCGGCCAATGTTCCTTTGCCGCCTGTTCGTCCTGCATCATTTGATACGGGCGACAGACCGCCGCCACTAGCTAATGTTCCTCTGCAGCCTGTTAATGCCAATGTTCCTGTGCAGCCAAATGACTGGCCCAACAGACCGCCGCCAATGACTTATGGATTTCCGCAAGTTAATGCCAATGTTCCTGTGCAGCCAGATGATACGGGCGATAGAATGCCACCACTAGCTAGTGGGGTGCCTTCTACTCCAGCGCCAGGGACTCGTGGATTGTCTTTTGCACCCGCTGAGGATTATGAAGCCCCGTCATTTGGTGAAGGAATTACGCCCTCATCATATGAGGTAAAGCCAAACGCTGACGAAGCCGCAATGAAAGCAATGGAAGATGACCTTGCGGCTCGTGAAAAGGGCATGGGCGCTGATAGCCTTTGGGAAGCCAACAAAGACAGTTATGCCGATGGCGGTGAGGTTGATCAGGAACCTATTACAGCTTATCAAGGTGGCCCGCATTCTGTTGGGCCGGAAGGATACAGTAACGAAAAAATAGGAACGGGCGAAGGCGGAAAAGCTTTACCATTTCAAAAGATTGGCCCTGCGTCGGAAAATGAAATTGATAATCATTCTTCTGCAATTGCTAATGCGTTAAGTGCAGAATATGGCATACCGACAAGAATCAGCAAATCCAAAACTGGATTTGGCGTGAGTCACTATGTTTATGGTGGCGGATTTTTGAGTCCAGAAGGTGAATATCCATTCACTGTCAGGATAAGCGATCATTTTGCTAATCGAAGATACTATCAACCTGGCGCCTATTTTGAACCTTTAAAGGGAGACAAATCCGACAAATTTGTTGAAGAAGCAATCAAAAGTGCAAAAAAGTATGGTCAATATCATGGTTTAATTCCACGAGATGTTTTGCCTCCTTTGTCAAAAACTGTTGTTCATCAAAAATTTGGTGAAGGAAACGTACTTGATTTTGATGAAAACAGCGCTTTGGTTGATTTTGGAAAAAATGGAAAAAGAAGAATTTCTCGTTCTTTTCTCGTACAAAAATCTAAAGGCGGGGATGTCTCTGCTTGGCATCCTAACCATCCATTGTTTGGTAAAGCACAAGGCGGTGAGGTTGATCGAAACGTAAATTCACTTGGATTATATTCTGAGGGTGCAGACATTGCATCTCAAGCAAAACAACCAGAACAAACACCGCAGCAATGGCAACAATATCTAAGCACTCGTGTCAAACCAGACGAAATGAGATGGTCAGGCGTGGGTGATATGCTGGCAAGCGGTTCTGGTAAATTGCATAAAGATGACGTAGC